ATGGATCTCCTGAACTTGCTCCTCCTACCATAAGATTAATACCGGCGTCAGATGATGTATCGGTATTGTCAGTGTTTTGGACAAGGACTCCAACAGATCCGCCTATTGTTTCATCTGAAATTCTAACTGTAGAATTGCCAATTGCAGCAGGTCCATCGCCATCAAAAAAAGCAATAAAATCTTTTACACCATTATTGCCCACTTTTATAAATTCTGTTCCCGCTGAAGGGCTAGCGCCATTTGTCAAAACAAGTAAATCTGTTGTTGAGCTATTGTCTATCCCCCATGAATATTCTGTTACCCCTGTGTCCAAGTGAAGATAAGCATCTCCACCGCTTGCTCCACCTGTTACTATATCTAGTACTGCGTTAGAACCGCCATCTGTGTTGTCTGTGTTGGTAATTTTAATTGATGTATCAGCTCCAACTACACTTTTCGTATTTTCTAAAGTGGTAACTGCAAATGTTGCTGTGTTGATTGAATCTATCGTTAAAATTTCACTTCCCGTAGAAGGTGTTACATTTGCATTGCTTCGTGTTAATTTCAGCTTATCTGAATCGGAATTATCCAAGCCAAATGCATAGTGATTAGCTCCGGCTACTGCTAGTGAAAAATAGGGATCGCCTGTTGAAGCTGTTGTAACTCTTGCATCGTAATAAGTTGAAGCAGCGCCTGTATTACTGGTATTATAAAGTTGCATAGATAATGCAGCCCCATCAAGAGAAGTTAACTCTGATATGTTGCCGCTATCATCTATTGTAACGCCTGAATTCTGAACTCCTCTTACGCCTCCATCGCCTCTCACTATTATGTTATCGGTTATTGCTGAAGCTGCCTGTACAACATTTGCTAAATCAATATCCGCATCAATCATTGTAATTGTTCTGGTATTTGCTGTTGTTAATGCTGAAGCTTGAAAAGCTATTTTTTTAGTATTATCGCCTTCGTCAAAGATTCTAAATGTATTATCCGGAAATTCAGTTGCAGCAGCTCCTCCGCCACCTGCTACTGTTGATGGTATAAGACCTCTTAAATCAATTTCTTCAATTGATGTCCATGTAGTCCCGCCTACGTTTCTTAAATTCCATTGGGATATTAAAAACCCTGTACCTTTAAATTCTGAAGGGATAGAAAAGTCTGCGTATCTATTTGCGTCTTCTGCTAAACTGGTAGCATTTGTATAAGAGCCGCTCGGTAAATTAATGAACAATTTACAATCACTAGCATCTTCCGAAACGCAGCCCCATAAAACTAATGAGAAATATCTTCCCGACATTGACACTCCATTTGAATCAGTCAAAAGAGCGTTTAAATCGGTAACTATATCATAAGGCGTTACCGGATCATTAACTACATAATAATTAATTGGATTTGAAAAAGCCGGAAAATCATGGTCATGTAATTGTAAGACTACCCCTGCCACTGTTTCAATAGTAACACTATCGGTAGCTCCCGGAGTTATTGTGTATGTTTGATTAACGCCGCTTACCCATGTAGCGTTTTGTTGTCTTATCCAAAAGTTTAAATGAGCAATGTGTCCATTATCAGTTGCTTTCACAACGTGATCTGTCCAAGCATGTACTTTATATGCCCCTTCAGTTTGAAGCGAAGCTGCTGATTGACATAAAACAGTTGCAAGCGGTGCATGTTCTGTTGATGGCCATCCAACCGTTGAGGCTGTTAAAGCTCTTGTAGATTCTAGCCAATAAACATAATTAATTTGTGGAGAAGAATCGCTTCCTGCTGTTAAAGATATTGTATCGGCGGGAGTAGTATCCCATTCGTAATATCCTTTAGAGGTTATTACTGATAGATCACCTCCGCCATTTCTTTCTACAGAAAAGGTAATTGTAGCGCCGTCTGAAGTTACGCTAACTATCGCTGATTCAACTATTGCTCCAATCCATCCCTGATATGTTGTGTCAACTGTCAGATCAATATTCACGTTTAAAGTAGAAGCTAATGTATGTTGATTTAAAAATGTTACGTTTCCTAGATTAACAGTTCCTGCTCCGGCTCCGTCAATTGCTATCATATTGGATGTATCAATAGTTACATTTGATAAAGCTAAAGCATTTGCAGAACCATGTGAAATAACTGAATTAGCTCCGGTAGAAATTGAAGAATTAAATATAGAAACCGTAGATGTATCCGCAGTTGTTAATGTTGCACTCGCTAACGAATTTACTATATTTGCTGTTCCGGTAGATTGAAAAGAAACAGGACAACCAACTTGCGTTGTTTTTAATAAAGTTGTTCCTGATAAAATCATTGAATTTCCGGTTCCATTACCAATCCCACCAGAAAAAGAAAAAAATGTTGCACCTGCCGTATTATTAACAAAACCATCATTTGTTCCACTAGGTCCAATATCAAAAACACCTATAAATCCTGTCCAATTGGGCAAATTAAATGTATATCCATTTGTACATGCCACTGTACAATCTTCCATAATAATACTAGTAGTCCCCGCAACGGCAGAATTTAATACATGCGTTGCAGATTGAAAAGTACATCTAAACAAATTTAAATTTCCTGAGGCAGGAGGTGTATGCACTCCTACTATAATTGTTGCCTGTTCATTTGTCCCTTCAATGTCTACAGAATCATATAAAGTTAAATCTTCTGCATAAGTTCCTGGTCTAGCATAAACAGTAGCATTGCCCCCTGCTGCATTTGCAGCGTCTAAAGCGCTTTGTATTGTAGTATATTCCGTTTCGCCTGCAACAGGATCAACAACATATTTAGTGATATTTCTTAAATCTTTTGCGGTTATTGTATTTGTAAGAGGATCGCCTGTAAATTGTATGCCATTTTTATATAATCCTGTATTTCCTAGGTAATTGATATTATTTGTTCCATCAACTCCTACAGCTCCTCCGCTATCTCCTGTAATCGTTTCAAGCAAATTCCCATCAGTAATTGAAATTGTTAAGGTGCTTGTCAATGGATCTCCATCAACTGTTACAGCGCCGCTTCCAATTATGTTTACAATATGTCCTGCATCAGGCGCAACACTTCCTCCGGTATTTCCTTCCAGAAATTCGATATCTCCCGGTGGCGATAAATTAACATCAGTTATGTCCATTCTGCCTGTCAATGGATTGAAAACAAAATTGTAAGCCATTTATTTGCTCCTATGCAAAAGTGTAAGTTGCTCTATCTGTCCACGAAAAAGCGAAATCATTGGTTGGCACTCCGTCTGCACCAATAGGCCATTTTTGAGAAACTAAATTTGATGATCCGTCATAAGACAACTTAAAGATTTGCCATATCGGATCACTTTCGTTTGCACCTACTCTTGCTGTGCCGATATATTCGGGGTTAGCTCCTGAATATGATAGTCGTTTAGTAGTCCAAAGATTCGAGTCCTGAATTAAATTTCTATTTGCATCTATTTCTAAAAGAGGCTTTGTCTCTCTGCTCATTAGTTCACCTGTTTAAAATAATTTTTAATATTTACATTATTTTATTTACTTATATCAAATAAATTATTTACTATACAAGTATGCTTACATTGCATAACAAAAGGAGAAAAAATGAAGATTCAAGGTGATAATAGAACAATTTGTCATGTTGTTGAAGGGGAAGATAAACCGGTAACAACAATAATATTTGATGCAAAAATGAATTTGGAAAAAAGATATGAAACATTTAAATATGTAGCTGATGAAATCAAAAAGGCATGGGATTTAGAAAAAATTGCAGCTGAAAAAGCAGAAAAAGAAGCTCCTGTAGTTGAAGCTAAAGTAAAAAAAGAAAAAAAATAACCAATATTTTTGCTAATGTAGCTCAATTGGTAGAGCGTTTGATTTGTAATCAAAATGTTGTGGGTTCAAGTCCTATCGTTAGCAAATAATTAAAAGAGCAACATTTATAGTTGCTCTTTTTATTTATTAGTATTATGCTTGGTATCCGCATTTCATTGAATTCCAATGAACTGCTCCCGGGCCACCTGCATCATGCAGTAGTCTAAAGAAGGGAGCAATTTGGTCGCCGTTATCGAATGTAAACGCTGCTGTTGCGCTAGGGTCTACACCATCAATGAGATAGGTAACAACTCCTGCTGCTGAAACTAAAACAGTAACAGAATGCGTCTCGCCATTATTCCACGCATCAGTTGTATTGGTGTTTGTTGTACCCCCTGAATTCAATTCAGTTTTGATAACAACATTTCCTAAAGATGCAACTGCATCAAGTCCAATCATTGCATAATCGGTATATGAAGTTAAAGTAGCGTTATTAGCCTCTACTTTTCTAAAACCGCACATATAAGGAGAAGCGCCGGCTACATCTGCTACAGTAAATTCCCATTCTAAGAAAAATGCTGCATCTGTTCCGATTGTGAAGGTATGTCTGCTTGTACTTAAAGCAGCTCCCCAATTGTATTCAAAACCTTCAGTTGCTGTTAAATCTCCTGAAACTAAAAGTCCTGAAGCTGTCATTACAGGCGCAATTATTGTTTGCCCTGCACCTAATATAAACTGCTCCATTTGAAGATTTCTGAAACCAAGTAAGTTTACAGTTCCTGTTGCTCCTGTAGGAAGTGCCGGTGCATTTCCGCTTAGTAAGCAAATAGGACTTTCTTGGAAAGTAATGTCATCGCCACTTGAACTTAAAAATTCTGCGTTGATCTCTTTTACTGTTCCGCTAACTGTTATTTCACCACTACCGGATTGTAATACTAATGAAGCAGCTCCATTTGTTGAACCTACTGTTACTGTTCTTTCACCATCAGTACCGACATTAACTGCTTGGTCAACATCATCGTTACCGAAGTTTAAGGCTGCACCTGTAGAGTTTATTGAAACAGCTCCCGCAGCATCAACATCAATAGTTGTGCTTGATTCAACTGCAACAGCTCCTGAATTAGCAATAGCGCCAATTGTTACAGCTCCTGTTGAAGTTCCGGTATTTATTAATACTGCCGCATTAACATCCGTATTTATTGCTAATGCCGCGTCAATATTAACAGTTGTAAGGGCGTCTGCATTACCTACATTTACAGTTTTTGTTCCTGTTCCTGTAGAAATGTTAGCTGCAACAGTTCCTGCTGCTACGTTTCCTGTTTGGATGCTAACAGTATGAGTGCCTGAAGTTACCGCTCCGGACGCTATGTTTGTTAACACTTGACCGGTTGTTACGCCACCTGTATTGACATTTACTGTTTTTACGCTATCAGCATTTGTTGTAGCTCCATCAGGGCCAATATCTATTGTATCAGTAGTAGCAGCTGTTACTACAGTTCCACCGCCTACTGTGATAGTTCTACTAGCAGTTGGAGCGAAATCTCCGATATCAATTACTGAAGTATCTGCTTCGTTACCGATTTCTATACCTAAAGTTCCTGCTTTGATTTGGATTTTACCATCAGCAGCTGAAGCTTCTAATGTTATACCATAATCAGTAGCGCCTGCTAATGATGATGTCCAATCAGATGCTGTTGCAGTGCCTATTGATAAACCTGCTGCTGTATCAATAGTAATTGCGCCTGCCGCAGCTTGTCCTATTGCCACAGTATGAGCAGCAGCGTCTTGTCCGATCGTAATCGCTCTTGCTACTGTTCCACCGCCTAGAATAACGGCATCGCCGCTATTATCAGCTGCTAAAGTTAACGCTGTACCTGCTGTTTCAATTGTAGCTGAAGCGCTCGCAGTTAATAAGCCTGTAAAAGTTATCGCTGTTGTTGTTAAACCACCATTTGAATCAATAGAAGCAACTTCAGCGTCAGCGCTGTCTACAAATGAAACCTTTTGGGCTCCGGCGGCATCTCCCATTTTAATTATGATGTCTTGACCTGCTACAGCATTGATAGCAGTATCTACTGCTCCGGTTGATGTATAAATTGGAGAAGTAACTGAAGTGTTTGCAACAATTGTAGTTCCTGTAATCGCTGCCGGTGTTGTAGCTCCTATAATACCATCTAAATTAACTACTGTTAATGTACCATCAGAATCTAATGAAGCTTGTTCTGCATCAGCGCTATCTGTAAAAGATATTTTTTGAGCGCCTAGAGCATCTCCCATTTTAATTGTAATGTCATTAGCGGCAGCTGCGGTTATAGCAAGACCTGCGGCAGCTGTATATAACGGAGCTGTTACTGATGTTGCTAATGTAATTGCTGCATCTAAATTTAATGTTACTGTATTTCCTGCGTTAGAGTCTGTGATATTTGTTCCGCCATCAATTATTATATTTCCTGCTACAGGAGATAAACCGTTGATTGTATCAATTTCTGTTGAGCCGGGGCCTAAAAGACCCCATGTAGCGCTTCCTGCTACAACTTTTGTAAGTGAATATGTAACATCTGTTGATTGATTAATCCAAACTTGCCCGATTGGATAGTTTACGTCTGTTGTTAAAGGAGCTCTAGTCGTAACTATTGGAGGTTCTTGGAAAGCCGTTAAGCCTCCTCCACCAATACTATATGCTCTTTTTCTTTTATAATTATCTGCCATTTTCTTCCTCTTGTTGTAAAAAATTTACTTTACATCAATCTATCAAATATTTTATTTACTTGTATATAAAGGCAAAGGTAATGTATATACATATGTCAAAAAAACGATCTAAAAGGATTATATTTGAAGTTAACGACTATTTTTGGGATTTAATCCATGAAGAAGCAAAGCTTCAAAATATAACTGTAAAGAAATTAATTTATAGAATTTTTATAAAAGATTTAATTAAAAGAAAGGAAGTGAGGAATTAAATATTTTTTTTTAATTTAATTCCTTTTCTTTTCAACTCTTGTTGTATTTTATATCTTTCTTGCGGCGAAGTGGCTTGCGATAGTTTGTTTGCATAATATTTTTGTTTCAATAATCTTTCAATTTGTCTTTCAGCATTGGCTATTAATGAAGCTCCAAATCTTATTGCGTGAGTCCCCGGCGTTAAATATGCCAACAAAGATAATGGTAATTTTATTCCTAACCCCTTTTCTAATGTACGTTGCAGTGTTTCAAACACAACCGCTCCAATAACTGCTTTTTTTAATTTTGGCAAATTAGAAGATTTGAAAACATTTAATTCATCAATTATTTTGGTTACTACCGGTTGAGTCAATTCTTTGTATTTAGCATAACTTTGACTTTTTTCTAAATTTTCGTTTGCTTTTTTTGCAAAGTCATCTACTGTTTCTTTTATTTTATCTGTTGGTTTTTTTATATCTTCTTTTGGGATGTCAGATTTTTTGGATATTTCTTCTATAAATTCATTAGAAGAAGGATTTTTGCTTGATTTTACATCTTCAACTAAATTTTTAAATGTTTTAGAAGATAATTCTTTAATTTTAGTGTCAGATACCTTCCCGATTTCATTTTTATATTTCAACAAGTCGTTTTTAAATGCTAAATCAGTCTTTTTTAAATCTTTTAAATAATGTCTCATTAAAGCATTAGAATTTTTTATTGAATGTTTTGTATTTAATTTTTCTCTATGTTTAATTAATTTAGATTCATTTACATTATGATTTAATTGAAATTTATTTTTTAAACCTTCTAATTGTTTTTTCTTAGCACCCTTTGCAGCGCTTATTTGTTTATCTAAATCTTCTAACATATCAACATAAGATTTATTATATGCCTCTAATTTTTTAATATGAAAATCTTTGTATGGTTCAATTGGAGCTGATGGGTTTCTTTTTAAAACATCAAGGGCTTCTTTTATATATTTTTGATCTTTTTCAAATCTTGCATTTATTTTTTTAGCTTCTATAGTTTCGGGATTAATATATGCTTCTTTTATTCTTTCATTATGTAATTTTATTTCTTCTTGCGTTTTAGCTTCTGAAAAAGGCTCTCTGCCGTATTTAGCTTTATATTCTTCTAATTTTATTTTTTCTTTTAATTCGTTAAGTTGTTTTTGAAAATTTTCTTTGGATCTTGTTAAAAGATTTTTATTTTTAGATTTAGTAGTCTGTAATGCATCATCTAATTTAGTTATATTATTTTCTAATCTATTTATATTTTCATTTATTTTTTCTACATTTTTACTAGCTTCAGCTTTATATTTTTTTACTGCGGGCCCTTCGCTTTTAGAAGATGGTTTTAATTGCTCTTCTAAAGGTCTTTTTGCTAATAATTCTGCTTCAGTTTTTGTTTTTTCATGAAGTTTACTTTGATATTCTTTTCCTAATTCTTTTTGTTCGCTTTTAGGCTTCACTTTCCCTTCATATTCTTTTGATATGTCTTTTATTTCTCTGTTTTTTAATGTTCTTTCTTCTTTTGGCATTTTAGATGTTTCGCTAGCTCTTTTTACCTTTTCAGTTTTTAAAGGTTCGATCTTTGGTTTAATAGGTTTAGCTTCAGATGGGTGTTTAAAAAAATTCTTTAAAACATTCATCAATTTAGAAGGGTTTTGAATTATTTTTGCAGCAGCAGCAGTCCCTTGAGGAACTACATTCGCTAAAATACCATATGTTTCCATTGCGTTTTGTTCAGCTAAAGACATTTTTTCAAATGGTTTTTTTTCTAACATTTCTTTAAGTGTCTTCTCAACTTTAATTTTGCCATCTTCAACTTTAGTTCTCATTGCAGGAGTGCCTTGTCCCATCTCTTGCATAACCATATCTACAAATTCTCTAGCCGGTGAATATGCTAATTCTAAAGGATTTTTTCTTAATGCTGAAATATAAGGCTCAAGAGGTGTTCCTTTAGACGATTCATTGATGTCTGCTCTTCCAAAAAGTGCTTGCCCTAATGCGCTTGTTATAGCGTCTCCCGGCAACCCTTCTGTTTGCTGCATTGTAGGCATTTGGGATTTGTTTTGCTCTTTTGAGATTTTATTATCTAATAAAGCGTCTTCTTTTAAATAATTTAAAGGATTTTGTGAAAACTCTTCTAATGCCTTTGTTTTACCAATTTCTTTTATTCTTTTATTCAGTTTATTTTCTAATTTGTAAATGTTTTCTCCGCTATAAGCATCTTTTATATCACCATATAATAGCTTATTTACTTCACCGGGGTTCAAAGGCTTTTTATCTTCTTCTTGTTTTAAATGATTTTTTAATTTTTCCTGCAGCGACATTTCTGCATATTTCGAAACACCCTTTCCGAAACCTTCGCCTAATAAACCACCCAAAGAAGGTTTTTCCATGTTTTGCAGTGCTTGTATTGTCATATTTTAACTCATTTTTTTCTTAATCCAATCAAATAAACTACCTGCTGCGCCTGTAGCTCCCATTCCTAGCGCTTTTCCAAATCCTCCGGCTGCCGAATTTAAGAAGCCCGGCTGATATTGACCGGGAGTGTAAAAGCCTTGAAACGCTTTGGTGTCTAATCCTTTTCCAAGTAAGTTTCCAAACATCTGTCCTGCATCCATACCAAGCCCTGATCTCATTTGCTGTAATCTTTCCGCCAATCCCGCTGCCGCTCCTCCCATTTCCTGACCGAACGCTGATGATCTTTGTGCGCCCATACCTGAAAATTTTTCTGCTAATTGAGGCACTATTTGCTCGCTGAATTGTCTCATTGCAGGCTGTTCAAACGCCTTCATTGCTTCGGGGTCTCCAGACATATACTGTTGGAGCATCTTAAATAGATCTTGACTGCCACCTTGTAGTCCGCCTAGAAGTTGATTGAAAACATTTTCTTGCCCTTGAGTTTGAGTTGAGAATTGCTTATATTGATCGGGAGATTGTCCCCCAAACATAAAATTACTAAAAGATGACATATATACCTCGTTTCCTAATAATTTGTTATATCAAATAAATTATTTATTTGATAGTCTTTGAATTATAACGAAACACAGGATGAACATGTATCACGTTGTAACAGGAAATTATTTACCTAGATTTAAAAAATTGGTTGAAACTGAAATCGAAGCTATTGAAATTATTAAACAAATGATAGATAAAAAAGATTCATGGGTAACAAACGAACAGGTGCATATAAGCTATAGAATAATTAAGATTGACGGACGTCAATTTAATGGAAAAAATAAAACTTATAAAAATGTTTTTTTAAAAATGGAAAATGTACTTCCGGTAGCTTTTGATTACAAAATGGAAAAATTTAGACCTAAAGCTTTGCGTACTCCAAAAAAACAAGTGTTGACGTAAAATTAGATAAGTTAACTGTTGTTTTAATGTTAATATTTGTCTTGTCGATACTTATTTGAGCTTGATAATCACCACTATTAGGTATAGCAATAAATATTGGATTATTAGCAATGCTAGTATCTCTAGCGTCTGCATAAATTCTTGTAAACCTCCAATTGTCTGCTATATCGGCTATATTATGTGCTACACTTTTTAAACCGGCGTTTGGCAACGCTCCAAAATCAATTACTTTTCTAAAAACTTGTGTATATTTTTGTGCATCATCAGTAAAAATTTGCTGTCCGTTTAAGATCTCTACTGTTGTATAAATACCTATATCTCTTGAATTGGTTGCTCTAGAATTTAATTCATAAAATTCCTTCATCTGTCTTAAAAAAACATTGAAATCATTTGAAAATGCAATTGATTGAGGTATTTGATATGATAGTGAATTTGCAGGGTTAAATGTCATTTTTAAGTTATCCTGTCATAGCTAAATAGTCTGCCGATAGGCATTCCCCAAATTCTCATATTATATAAAATAAATGTGTTATACGGGCTATTGCCATCTCTCATTTGCTCATCGCTTAAATGAAAATAAAATTGAAGAAATTGCCCTCTTACATTCAAATATAATCGTTGCCAAACTTTTTCATTGTTGAACAATGTATTAATATTTTGTAAACTAACTGCATTTGAAGTTATTGCAACTGAACTATCATCTTTTATAACATCAATTGTTATCTCTCCATTTTCATAACTTTCTACATAAGTATCAAAATAATTTATTCTAATCATTTTAGAGAGTTGATAAAATGGGTTAAATCTTTTTGTTTTTATGCTAAAATTATCTACAATAGACATTTGACCATAACCACTAAACGCTGTAAATGTTCGAGTGTCAATATCTACTGTAATCGTATCAATTGTCAAATTGGTAATCATTCCTACAGTATCATTGATTTCACTCATCCCAACAACATCTTTAAATTTAACAAATGTGCCTTTCTTTAAATTATGATCAGGACTTGTTATAACCGCTGGAAATGCTTGTGTTATGTTAGTAATATATAGACTAGGATCATTTGTATTTGTCGGAAAATTAATTATTGAAACGTACCCCTGTTGATTGCCATATAAAATAAGAGGCTGCTTTTCATTTGTTCTAAATGAATTCCATGTCTTTCCGTCATATTCTTCCCATGTCTTAGTCGCTTTGCTCCATATTAAATCCGATTGCCATTGAAATTGCCCAAAACATGTAGCCGATACATCAAAATAAGAATACGCACCGTCTCTATAGTTTAATACTAAAATTCGATCGGGAAAAACATTCAGATTCTCTTCGGTTACTGTAGTCCACATCGAAAGCTCCGTATAGTAATCTCTTACTCCATGGATTCTCTCTACTGCAAAATTTGAATTGTCGATTTCAAAAACTTCATCTGGTATTTTTAAATCCATTCTATTTACATTTGTAGTTTCTGCAAGAACTATCGCTTTATCGCCTACTGTCTGTATTCCTTCATCAAATGAGATAGAACTAAATGTAGATTCCGATCCGTACTGGGAATTAATTCTTTGCCATATAAAAGGTAAAACTTCATTTCCCGTATAAACAAGCTGCCATGTCGATCTTTCAAAGAATACAATTAATATATCCTTATAAAAGGCGCAGGATATTATCTGCTCCGATGTAGGAGCATCTATATATCCCCCTTTTCCTACTACGTTTGAATTAAAGGCGTCTGCCGATAAAGGAGATCCGTTTTGCGACCATCTAGCTCTTTGATATAAATTTGTAGAGACTCCATTAACAGTTTCAGTTGTATTTAAAAAAATAAGCCTGTCTTTATAAGAAATAACCATTCTTGCAGTATCTAAAAAATTGTTTGCTACTGTACTTGTTGTTGGTCTAAATACCGTCCATCCATTAGTTGTGCTTCCATTGAAATATCTAATTCCATCTGCAACAGAATTATTTACAACCCAAAATAATCTATTGTTATTTGTATCTGTGTAATAATTTAATCCCCAAAAAAAATTATAATTATTAGCGCTCCAAGAAAACGCAGCTCCACTTGTAAGATATGTTATGTTTTCAAACCTTTCATTACTTTCGTTCCATAAATACGATTTTTCAGTATCAAATGCTATTACGTTTTCATCGTTGATATTATTTGTTTCTAACAGAAATATTCCCATCACAGGAAGTCTTAAATAATAGTCATAGCTTACTGTTACTGCTGCTGCTGTAACATTTAAAAACGTTACATCTATATCGCCTGTCTCATAATTTATTGTATTTGTTCCGAGTGGGTCAATATCGCCGATTAGATTCCCTTGTCCATCATCAGTTATTACTTGTACTCCTGATGTAATCGTTATAAAGCTAGGAGCGGCAGGAATATTTAGTAGTGTATAAGTGTAATGAGTTGCTCCTAATGCGCCTACAGCTTCTGCAAGAACTTGATTTTGTAATCTTCCAAGCAAGGTAGAACCATATTTTTTTTTAACTCTTTTTCTCCATATATATGCGTTTTTTAATTCGGGCATCGCATCGTCAGGAATTAAATATCCCGGTAGATCTTTTTCAAGTCCCGTATTAAAAATTGGTACATTTATTGGTTGAAAGCCCATTTAAACTCCTATAACTGTAATTGCTATATTCGTTGCAGTACCTGATATTTGAAAACTATTAACCGTTTGACTTCCTGCAACAAAAAAAGTGTTTGCAGTACTTACGCTACTTTTACTAATTAAAACAATATAATTAGCCGATGCAAGAGCTGTTGTAAAATTTACTTGTATTAAAGAAGGAGTAATTACACTTACAGTATTTGCTAAATTAGAACCATAATTAATTGTATAATTAAAATTCGGGCTTCCTTGATATGTCATCAGACCCCATGCTAAAACATTTCCGCCCCCACTTCCTCCTGAAGATATTTTTTCAGCAGTGCCATCATTATGAGGTTTGAAATATAGTGCATGATCGCTGTCGTCAACATAAAGCCCCCCTTCATCAGCAGTAGTAGCAGCAACCGGCGCTGTCTGTTCTTTTAATCTAATATATTTATGTTTCATCTGTTCTGTCGCTGTAGGATCTAATATATCTACGTGATCGTTGTCTATCGCATTTGATAACGTTCCAAAATTGCTAAGCAAATCACCTTGAGATACGCTTAACTTATCGGATGGTTGAGGTATTAAATTGTTATATGTACTCATTTTTTACCTATGATTTTGGATAGCGATAACCAACATAATTAGGCGAATCACTATATATTGTTGATGCTCTTTGCGTTTTTACTTGCATAATTGTTCTTCTCTCTACTCTTTGTATTTCTTCGTCTAGTCTAGGTTTTAATTGAGCGTATGATTCCGTTTCTAGAGAATCTATAAATATCTTACATGCTGTTCCATAAGCTAATAATTGAAAGTAATCGTTTAAAAATTTTGTTGGCACTGATGCAGGAGCGCTGGAAATAAATGATGTCGGTTTTAAAAAAGCAGATATTTCAACTGTATAAGAATCATCCGGCACAGGTCTCATTAAAAAATAATCTTCATAATATAAAAGTGCATAAGGTCTAGATGCGCTATAGCTATTAAACTTTGCAGTTATGTTAGTCCCGGCCTCTGTTGCTACGCCCTGAAATGTAACAGTAAAAGATCCTGTTGTATAATTTATTGATCCTATTACAGGCGGGGTTATTGCTGTTGAATTAGCTTCAATTAATTGTCCCTGTCCATTATCTACTACTAATAAATTAACGCCTGTAGGAGTTGCTGCCGACATTAATATAGACCCTTTTAAAATAGGTGTTGCGCTAATTGTGCCGGTATATGGACCAACACCTCCATCAGCTACAGCAATAGTTTCTATTGTATCTAATTTTGGAAACATTCTAAAAAAGTCTTCTTGATTTTGATAATAACTTGATTCATATCCATTTACAAAAACAGGCGGTTCAAAAGATTTATAATAATTTATTGGACTAAGGCCACTAGAACCAATTATCATTGATGTTAAATCATATTTATCTTGATTTGGTTGTGTTTGAAATGTAAATGTCGATTTAAAATTAAAATCTTTAATTTCAAATGGAAAATCATATTCATAAAATAAATTTATATAATCCGTTATTTCGCTATCAGTTATTTCAAGACTAGATGGTCTAGCTGTTAACTTTCTAATTTTAGTAATTAATGAACTTAAACTTATTGTTGCCATTTTTACATGTACTCACTTGATAAAAATTGATATCTTTGTCTTTTAGGAACTGTTCTTATTTTAGGAATAGAAGTTGGGTTATTATCTAAATCTTTAAACGTTTCAACAGCTTTTTCATTGCATGTAACGTTTATATGTTTTGCAAGATACAGTGGTATTTCATACTCTTTATTGTCTTCAAATCTATAATATCTGATTGGATCATGAGGGAATTTTCTAAATGGAAATTCCACTCCCGCACTCGGAGCTTCTATATTTTTAAAAATTCCTTTTACTAGTTTTGATTCTTCTTTGTATTGTTTATTTAATTTTTCTTTTGCCTCTTTTTTTTGCAGTTCATTTAAAGGCACTTTTTTTTCAATTGATAAATCGGTTACAAAACTCATATTCTTCCTTTTTTATTAGGGGAGGGAATAAATCCCTCCCGATTTTTTTTAGTCTATTAGCTCACCTTTATAGGCAACCCAATCCATTACTTTTCCATTCGCTCCAACAACACTTGAACCTAAATAGATTTGGATTGCTCCTTTATCTACATAAGCTTGTGTTAAAATTGTTGCAAATTCACCCGCAGGCACAGTTGTAGGGAATGTTACCCCCGCTGCTGCTGCTGCTGATGTCGGAAATGCAAATGCTGTAAATGTTGACGAATCAATATCTACAGTAATTGTATTTGTAGTAGTATTTACTGCTGTGATTTTTCCTGTTTTGCCATTTATTTCTGACATACCAAAATCAGATGTGCAATATACTGTGATATATTCATTAACGCTATAACCGCATGTAACAGATAATTGAATATCTGTTGTTGCTCCTGCTGTTATTGCTGTAATATATCTTTTTCTTGGGTAATACTTAAGATCGCTTACTTTTCTGTATTTTGCAGCAGACGCTACATCAGCAAATCCTGTAGAATTTAAATATCCAAGGGTTATTGATACACCGGCATTTACTGCTGTAACAGTAAAGTCCATTGAACCAATTTGATACATATCAGTAGAATCATATATTCTAACAATATCGCCGATAGCAGTTGTTGTTCCTGTTAAGGCAACAGCTCCGTTTGCTTTGCTGATATTTGTTATAGCAACTTCACTACCGGGGCCTGTAGGCCATGTAATTTCCGCTATACCATTAGTAGTAACTGCTACAGCTGATAATGTTCCGTCACCGGCTTCACTAAACTGCTGCGCTGAATAGTTAGCCATTGGTTTTTGCCACCATGATTTAACTATACCGGCAGGGTTTTGACCCCAATCAGTTCTATTTGTTATTTCAAATTTAGAAACGCCGGATGGCAATTCTATTGATCTTGCTGTTCCATCAGAAGTGAAAGATCCATAAGCTATTAAAGTTTGTGTTGTACTCATAAATCCTCCCTTAGATTGTGCATCTTAAATTTGTAAGCCAAGCATCGTTGGTAATTGCTCTTGCATGAGCAAAACGATAAGCTGCAGTTTTTCTAAGTTCACACGGATCATCGCCATGACCAGCCGGATGATAGATAAATTTAGCATTTTCTCCTGCTAATTCTATGCTAGTATATGCTTCCTGTCCTGTAATGAACATGTTATAAACGTCTGCTCCTAAAAGAGATGCGTTAGGTGTAATAGAACCGAAACTCGATAATACAAATCTAACGTTCCCTAAGCTTCCCCACTCCGCACTTAACAAATTCTGTACTTTCGGGTATTCTTGACGTCTGATAAAGTCTGTCATATTTTGAAGCGATGGAATCAAAAGATTTGAAGCCATGCAAAAATATGCTTCTCCAACAGGACCTGTTCCTAATCTGTCTTCTCCTTCAATAATGTTAGACACAAAGTCAGCATTAGCGTATTGAAGAGCCGCTACAACTTGATCAAAATCGTTAGCTGTAGGATTTGTAGGGTTATCCCCATTAGTCCCCCCAACACAATTTATTGAAGCTGCTGTAGATTCCAAAAGATTTTTCATAAGTTCATCTTCGGTCTCTCTTAAGGACTGTCCAAGTCTTGCCGCGGCTTGATTTAAAACAGGGTCTTGATTAATTGCGGTAACCTCTCTTGTAAGCACTATATATGTGCTATACCAATTCACTGTTGCATCAATATCAATTTCAGTAAGTCTTTGAGCAGGTGGATTTAAAAATAATGGATCTACCGGAGAAGGAGCTGTTTGAATTCTATTATAACGTCTCATTCTTAAAGTTTTTCCATTATCGCCTTCCATAGTTCTAGGAACTGCAAAAAGGTTATGTACCAATCTTGCCATTGGAGTTGATAACATTTTTTCACTGAATTGTTGCTGAACAGGAGGTGGTAAAATATTCGTTGTTGTTGTCATTTATTTCTCCTTAATACCTGCTTGCGAATGACATCATTTCTTTATAAAGTTCTGCTTTAGATTTTTTTGCAAAGGCAGAAGCATTTTTTAAAGCTCCTGAAGTGTTGATAGATCGTATTTTGTTGGAATTTTCTTCCATTTTTTCGATTTCTTCTTTAACTTCCGGATTAACCTCTTTTTGCCCGTAAAATTGTTTTAAAATTTTATAAGTAGCAGAAAAAGGATCTTGTGAATGAATAAGTCCTAGCGCAATATCAGGGTGTTCTTTTTCTAGTTTAGATACGTTTTCTTGAGATACGATCGCATCAAAGTCTGAAAACTTTTGTCTTGCTCTATCCGGCAATGTTGCTTTTTCCTTTTTAGTAGAAAGCTCATTGAATTTTGACTCTGCTATTTTTTCAGCATATTTTTTTACATGCTTCCATTCCGGCAGATCGTCATCAGAAAGATTGATTTCTTCGTCTTCTACTTGTTTTTTAGGATTTGCAATATTGTCAATTGCACTTTTCAGCTCTTGATTTAATCTTTTCTCTTCTCTAAGTCTTTCTTCTGTTTCCTTTTTTTCTTGTTCAAGTCTTCGGAAGTTATATTCTTTAGACCCTTCTTTGGGTTCAGTAGACTTAGATTCTAGAGCATCTGAATTATCAGGAGTGCCGAGTGCCTGTTCAGTAACGGCTGTTTCTTTATCTTCGCTCATATTTTTCCTTTGTAGGTGTGCGAACCTACGTTATACGCACTATCAATTATATTCTTTACTTATATCAAATAAATATTTTAGTATACAAGTATCATGTAAAAAAAATAATTGACGGTGAAAAATGCAAGAAAGAAAGAAAATTGGGAAATTATTGCAGGAAACTCAAGACGCTCATATGAAAGAGCAAATAGAGGTTGGCGAACTTATTGAAGAAGTCGGCAACAAAGAAGTAATGAAAGAAATTTGGAGGCAAATTGACGAGAGAAGAGTATTGCCGGAATGGAAAGAAAAGTTTTATTTAATTGTTTATTTTAAAAAAAACTATAAATTACAAAGGGTAATGGAAGTATATGTGCAATCAAGACACACTCGTCCTAACCCTGAACAAGGGCTTACATTGTTTTCGTTTGACCCATCTACTGAAAAATTATCACTGGAATGGACTCTTCCCGATGTAAGGGCATTTAATACCTTTTTACACAACAGATATTCATTTGATCCGTTTCTTATAGAATGTATTGAGAAATTTAAAGCAGGAAAATTAGTTTAAAAGGGCGAAAAATCGCCCTTTTTAATTATTCATATCTGCAATCTTTATATTTTTCGCTTTTTAATTTAGATATGTCTTTAGAATCCATTTTATTTTGGATGCTATCATAATTCATTGAACCATTACTTTCTAATCTAGCGCCTACTTTTGGAAGCGACATAGATTTGTCTTTTTTCATTTCTTTTTTCATATTTTGCCTTGTTTTTGGGTTTAAACCTAATTTCACTATAACGAATCAAATATTTTTTTTACAATAAGCTTCAAAATTGATCTCAAAGGGGTTAAAGAAAATGTTAGGTAAATTAAAAGTAGAAAATTGATAAATTGAGTCATTTTCTTCCAATTCCTTTTTTTTGTCGGTTGTGATTGTTTTTTTTCTGTCAAAATCTATTTTTTTACGTGGCTTATATATATATGGCTTTTTAAATTCCTTTTTATCTATTTGTATCTTTTTATACAAATAAAAATCATTTGTATCCAAATTTTTCAACTCTTCTATTACAGGAGGCGTATTATTAGAAATACTGCATGAGCCTATAATTAATAGTAAAAAAAAACTAAAAATTGTAAAAAATCTAACCCACATATTAAACCTTATTCTATATCGTTAATTTTAGAATCAAAAATGCAATCAAAGATATGTTCTACAATTGTTTGGGCATCATCTTGCACCCAACCCTTATTTAAACCTCTTGCGTACCTTTGAAGTTCACATAAGGCTTTGTACATATCTTCAGCTTTTAAAAACACTTCATGAAGATATTCATCCCCATCTTTTTGTGTATTAAATTCATATTTTATTAACATTTTTTTTCCTTTTAAACGGTTATTAATCCATTTACAAATGGCCACCAAATATTATAGTAAATTATCAAATAATATATTATGTAAAACCTTCCAAATAAAGCGTAAAACAAAGAAGAAATTACGCTATTTGAAACAGTTAAACTTAATGCAAATGCAATCAAATATAACATTGCTACCTTTTCTTTTTTATTTTTTGAATTTTTTTAATGTTTTTGCAAGTTTTGCTCTTTTCCCGAGTATTCCCTTTGCTTTTGCAGCTTTGGCAAGTTTTTTTGCCGGAATTTTTTTTCCTTGCTCTATTCCCATTTCTTTGTGCAACGCTCCTTTTTTCATGTGCATTGCTTGAATCCATTTTTCTTTTGCCATTTCTTTTCTCAATCCTTTTTTGTAGCTTTATTGATATTTTTTTTCCGATTTTTATAGTTATGTCCATTAAAATAAATAATAACCTATCTATAATTTTATTGAATGTTTTGCAAATCATTTATAGCTTTCTCCCAACTTTTGGAAGACCTTTTGTTTTTATCTTCTTTATTAAAATTTTATCTTCTTTAGCTTCTTCGTCATAATTTTTAACATCGCCTTTTAAATGTTTAATTAACATTTTTTTACTTACCGGCTTTTTCGCTACTTTCTTCTTTACTTTCGTTTTCATTTGTTATTCCTGTACTTATTTCTTTTAATATGTTTACTTTCGATTGAAGATTCGTTAAATCCAATCCGTCTATTTCTTTCATAACTTTTATTAGATTTAAAATGCTATTAGTTTTTTCTTCTTCTGCTTTATATTGCTCTGTAATAGCTTTATTTTTCTCTTCTTGTACTTTTGCTATTCTTTCATACGCTAATGAATGTTGCGCTTCACTAAATGATATTTTTGTTTGATTATCAACTTCTTGAGCTTTCAATTGCATTTGTTGCTGCATTTCGGCCGCTTGCGACTCTGCTTGCTGAGCTTTTAAAATCCCTTCTTTAAGCTCGCTTTTACCTTGAATTGGAGCTTTGTCTATTAATAAATCAACAGGAAATTTTTCTCCGATTGCTGTTTGTAAATTTAAATAAGATATAAACTCTAATTTTTGTTGTGTGTCTGTTAATAAGCCTTCTGCTACTGTGCAACCATACTTTTTAAACGCTTTGCTTGTAAATTCTTCTGTAGGTTCTTCGTTTATTACCCTTCTAATTTTTGCAGCTGTCCAATTCTTTTGAATTATTTCAATTGTTTTATCCCCTAATATCTTTTGAGATAAATCTAATTGATCAAATAGTTTTTCAAGTGTTACAAGCCCGGCTCCCTGTTTAAGCATTGTTGTAATGCCGGCTTGGTCATCTGATGCCATCCCCATCAATTCATCTGTTATTCCAAGAACTTGCTGCGTTAATGAGTTTAATTCTTGCGATAATTGAATTGTTGTCGGAGGTATTGCAGGCGGTACTAATTGTTGCACACTATCCATGCCCAATGGCGCTGTAGACTTAATAAATAAAGGTTGACCCTGTCCTCGTTTTAACACATCATTATTATCAACCAATGAGCCTTGCATAACCTTCATGCCGGAATTTATTTGAGATTCTAAAATGTCTAGTTCAATTACTTTTCTTCTGTTAAATAAATACTGTGCATCTCTTAATCCTCTTATTAGGCCTTGCATACGCCAAGAAAAATATATATTGTCCGGATCCCAAAAACCTATTACAGGTACAAAAGGGTAAGAATCCGTCTTAAGAGGGTTTGATCCGTTGTATAAAATTTGGTCATTCAAACTTATTGCTAATTTAACAGTCGGAATTTCTATTGTTCTTAATTTTACACTTGGATTCATTTTTAAAAATAAATCAAGGTTTTCTTCCGGCCCGTCCCATTCGATTCGCTCTCCACTTTCCATGTCATATAAAAATTTAGCCTTTCTTGTGTCTTGATACCAATATTCATCATAAGCATACAAATTTTTAATCGTGAACTGGTAATTTTCAGGCATATAATAGAATCTTTGGTCTTTTGAGCCATATCTATTAGGGCTTATCGCATCTATATCTTTTTCTCTATCCGGAAGTAAAAATTTAGCCTCTGTCTTATTAACCCATTTTCTTGTCCAAACAAATGAACAATCACTCATATTTTGTTCTCTAAAAAAATGATCTAGCATAAAAGAATTATACGCTAAATGGTTTACTTTAATGTCTCCGCTGGATATATCCCATGTTCTGTCAAGTCCAATAGATAACAGGGAAAAACCGCTTATTAATGCTCCCGATTCAAAAGCGTCCGATATTTTGTTGTATACATTGTCGTTGTTATATGCCCATTGCAAAGCTTTAGTCAACTGCTCTGATGTTTTAGTTGCCTCTCCCGTATTTGGCAATACTTGCGTTGCTTTTCTATGTTTTCTTTGATGCCCTGAAACCATATTAATTTTAGGTCTGGCAATATTGAACATAAAATTTCGTTTTTTATAAGATGAAATTTCAGGCCACAGCTCATTATATAATGTCTGATCACCCGCATAGAATCTTTGATCTATTCTAGCTTCATTCCAATAACCCTGATATTGAGAAATATATTGATTATATGTTTCTTCTTTAAGTTGCTTAATTGAATAAGCCTCTTCATTGTCTGTGTAATAATTTTGATCTAATTGTCTTGATGATTCATATGCTGTTGTTGTCATTTCTAACCTTATATATTATAAGGTCATACTATCAAATAAATTATTTACTTTACAAGGTGTATATTGCTTAGTATTTTGTGAGAGTTTTTAAATTCATCTTATCTAGTTTTCCTCACCTGTGATTATTTTAAACTGTCTGTCTACAATCTTTTTAGCCTCTATTCTAATAATATCATCAAGCCAAGATGATTGAGTTAAAATTTGGCATACTGCTATAGCTAAAGTTTCAGGAATTAAATCAGGCAAATCTTCAGTATTAAAACTTATAGTATGTTTGTTATCTTTTTTTTCGATTTTAATAACCCAAACACCTCCCAAACTAAATATAATAGCGGGGTTATCAAATCCGATCTTTAGTTCCTCGTACTTATTTACTTCCATCTAGTCTTTCTCTGGTGGTTTAGGCAAATGCATCCAATGGGTTGCATCTTCAATTTCTATAAATTCTAAACTAAATATCTTTCCATTATACATCTGACCTATAGTGATATAGTCTCCATCATAAACTAAAAAAACATCTTCATTAGGCATTTTTTCTGAGACTTTAATCCATTTCATGATTTTCCTTTGTATACCTTCTAAATTTAATTATATTACCCATTTTAGGGATTTCTAATTTACTAGCACCCCCCCAAAAGTCTTTTCTTCTTTCCAAACGCTTAATAAGACAAGGTAAGTATAAATTAACATAATAAGCTATATAGAATGGATTATTTTTTAATTTATGCTTTCGCCATTTAGCCCCTTTTTTCTTCTTTGTTAATTTTCTGCTCATTTTCGTCTATAATTTCCATCATCTTTTTATAGCGTTTAGAATTTTTATCCATATTATTTGTTTTACTAAGCTTTCTTGCATGTTTTAATAAAGTTTTGTATCTATGAAAAGGATCTAATAAAAAACGATCAAACTTTTGTTTAATCTCAGGAATGGGTTGATTGTCTATTTCCATTTATCGTCGGGTATTATTTTTTTCTTTTTAAATATCTTAAACATATAACATCCCTTTTGTTCATTTTTTGTTTCCTATGGTATACTTAATTCTATATCATATAGCCCAGACCCGTGACTGAAAAATATTAGGCTTTGTATCTTATGGGCAGTGTCTCGCTCTACTAATGCGACCTCATATGTCAAAAAGCCCTTAAGCTTATCTAATACGTAGTCTTGTGCTATAGTAAGCCTTGGCTCACTAAAGCTTAAGTAAGAATTAAGTATAGCCAATTGCCTCGTAGAAGCCTTATAGATGTTATCCTTAGGGCGTCTGTATCTTTCAAGCCTTAATTGATCAATGCACATGTCATAAACTTTGTTTGCGCGAGTTATTGTCATCTATTTCTATTATAATAGATTAAACTAGATTCGTAAGGCATATTTAATTTGTTATACAAATCATCAATAAATTTAATAGCTTCTTCTTTAGTTGAAAACTCGGCAAGACAACCATCTAAATAAGAACCGTCTGCTTGCGCCAAAACTCGGAATCCTTCTCCATCTTCATAGATATTAATCAATCCAACTTTATTTAGGTTTTTAAGATCACCGTCAATATCTTTAATCCACATATTAATTTATCTCCATTTTTCAGCGTTTTTATATAAATTATCTTCTAATAATTTATTGTAAATCTTTTTAGCCATTGCAAAGATAAGATTAATATCAAAATTATCTTTTTTTTCACATTCAGAAAGAATAGTTTCACAATCCAATTTTAAAAGTTCATACTCATTATGATTGAAAATATAAAGTTTTTTCATATTTATACCCACCCCATTAGTATTTTAAATGCTTCTCTAACTTGTAGCGGCACTACACTGTTTCCGAGGGCTTTAATTCTGTCCAACCTGTGTGGTAGCCCATTAACCATTCTACCCACATTGGGTTCAGTGGCCCACCCGCATGGGTGGCTAATGTAGGGGTATTTCGGTTGTACTCGCTCGGGCTTGCCTTGTCCTTCCAGTCCCTCGCCTTTGGTGTGGGAAACAACGTCTTTATTGGGTATCCGTACTTCACCTGTTCTTCTAATGACCCGCATGGCACACTCTTTCTGCCCGTTGCTAGTCGCTTTAACCTTTTTTTCTCTAATGCCGCTGGACTCCGATTTCCTACCTGAACAACCGTTGGAGCAGCCCAATAAGAACCATCTTTCTCTTTTATGTCTCGCTCCCACATCTGCAGCGGATATATTACACCATCGACAATCATACCCTCTTTCGGATAGTTCTTTGCAAACTCGTTCTGCTCCTTTAGTCCTAATGTTTGGCACGTTTTCAAGGAATATGAAGGGAGCTTTGACCGCATCCATGATTCGGAGTATTTCGAAAAAAAGACCGCTTCGCTCTCCTTCCAAGCCTTTTTGAAGTCCTGCAACAGAGATATCTTGGCATGGGAATCCTCCGTAAATGATATCAATGAAGTTGAAACTTCTTGATGGAAAGCTTCGTATATCATCCCATATTGGTGCTTTGGGCAGATTCCCTTCTTGCATTCTCTGCAAGAGGACACTTTGACAATATGGTTCGATTTCGCAATAGGCAATGGGTTTAACCCAATCAGATAAAGCCACATCTATTCCTCCTATACCACTAAAAAGCGATAATCCATTCATTTATTTGTCCTTAACCCAAATCTCTCCATCTTTACAAGGAGCTATGTACTTAAAGCCATTCTTAATAGCTTCTAGCCTCTCAATGCTCTTATCTATTGGCAGACCAAAATAACCCTCGGTGTCTATTATAATATGCTCTTTATTTGATACATGGTAAGCCACTTCAGCTTTAATCTTCAGCATATCAATAGTAGATTTTAATGCGCTTACATTGTCTCCATGATCTAATAAAGCCCCTTTTAGACTTTTAACCTCTTCAGCTAACTCATTTATCTTATCTTTTAATTTTTTATTAAACATCTTAAACCTACCCTTTTTTTTACTTTTTTTTGCTTTCAGTTTTTTAAACCATTTGTCATTATACAGGAAAATTTCGCACTTTCTTTTATCGCCACTATTCACATCCATCCCATTTGTCCTTTCCATTTTCTATACTCTTCTAAGCTCATATCTTCATTGTTTACGGAAAATGATAGGGATAATGCTAGGTATCTAAAACAATCTGCCCCGTGGCTCGACCAGTCATGAAGGGGGTTATAAGCCAATACTCTTTTATTTTCATCAAATTGTGCATGATAATTTGTTAAACATTTTATCAAGTATGAGCACTTCTCTTCATCAAAATAAACCCTCGGAAACAAGCCCCTAGCCCTCTCTATTCCATCATATATAGACTTATCTCTTGGTAGTACTGTAAAGTTATACCCTCTTTCAGCCGCCACCTCTTTAAACGTTCTACCAAAGTTACTATGATTATTAGCATCAAACGGTGCAAAGTGCTTTCCGTACGCATACTCTTTTGTCTTCAAATGATCTAAGTAATGATTTAGCGCAAATCCCCTATTTTCATAATGATCTATTATTAATATGTCATTGCCTCTTTTTTGATAGAATATAATTACCATAGAATCATTAAATCCTAAGTCCCAAGCTGTATTTACTAAATAGTTTCTATCATAATCAATTTTACCAATTCTATTTTCTTCAAAACTCTTTTTGATGTAATTCCCGTAATAAGAACCTTCAACACCCATATCAAAAGAACAATAATACTCTTGTTGAATAAGCTCTTCACTCATTCCTTCCCTTCTCTCTCTTTCAATATCTCTTTCATTTAAAACATTTGTATCATTTATCGTAAGTCTTTCATAAAACCAATTTTCTTCTTTTTGAGCCATTTCACATAATGTATAAAAATCGTTTTTTCCGCGGGGTGTATTATGCGATATAAAACCATTAGAAAAAAAAGAATGATTATTCGGTATTACAAAATCAAACACCTCACTTTCAGATTTAATAATAGATTTAATTGGTGAGTAATAAAATTTATTCTTTAATATTTTTTCAAATTGTGAATTAGGTTTTTCTTTATTCATCTGGGCTATCTTTCTTCTTGTTATCCTACTTTGATTTAGTACCCTAAACTTAGATAAATTGTAACCTTTAAAGTCTTCTTTTTTAGCAAAAATTGGAATTACATTCCCACTTTCATTTTTTAATTTGTTTTTTACAAAAAATGAGTTATTTTGTTTTCTTGTTAACCTAAACCCTATTTCATTATAAAATTGCCATGCAAAATAAGAATCTATTTCTAAATTGTATATAGTAGATGTTACCTTTACTTTTTTTGTCGGTTTTTTAATTTCTTTAGTAAAACCAGAAACTATTCCAAAGTTTAATAGAACTACTTTAATATCATTTATTAATTGCCTGCATGTAGAAGTATACTTTACTCTTCCATTGTATTTAGGGTTAGAATGACTTGTGCCATCAGCATCAAATAAACCCTGCAAAAAAGCCCTCATCTGATCTTTTGTAGCATTAAATAATTTATCGGGAATAGATTTATTTTTAGATCCTTTTTTGAATCCGATGTAATTTAAAAGACTACACATTTCCATTGAACCTAATCTATGATGAGTATTCTCTCTTTCTGATTTAAACCCCCATTTGTGAAGAAATGAAATGATCTCTTTATCTATATTTGCCACTATTACGTATGTATTAGAAAAATAACCATCACCATTAATAAGTCCAAATAAATAAAACAAATCTACATTAATTTTATTTAGATCAAATTTATATTTTACTAACCCATGTTTATTATTTTTAAATTCTTTAAAGTCAAGTCCTTTACCCCAAATGTTTTGTCCATATTCAATAGGCAATAAATCGCCTTTGTTCAAATTTCTAGCTTTCACCCACTTTTCACCATTCCATATAGGGTGAATATACGAACACTCTATCATATACCCTGATTCAAGAGTTATTTTTAGTGTTGGCACTTTGCTACTATAATAAAATTGCTCAGCATTATTAAAACCACCTAATCCCCAAATATTTATATTCAAATCAGTATATTTTAATCTAGAATCAGATACTTTGCTAATTCTTTTTAATCCATCGTTTGTGATAATTAATGTTTTTGGAGCAACACAAGAAATAAAGATAGCTGTTCCTTCATTTACTCTTAAAATAGGCTTCATTAATTCCCATGCTCTAGGATTTTGAAGAGCCATTTCAGAAAACACGCATATTTGCGGGTTTGTTCCAACTATAGAGTCTATATTGTCTGATCCTATTAACTGAACAATAGAGCCATTAAATAGCTCTAAAAGAAGTTCTGATTCATTTTGTCTTACGATTAGTTCTTTTGGTATAAATTCCAAAAACTTACGCCCATCTATTGTGATTCCATTCCAAATAATCTTCTTTGCTTGTGCGTATGAAGGTAATAGATAGTATATAATTTGCCTTTTCTTAACTGCTTGAGTAATTGCCCAATTCCATATTGTTAAGTCTTTTCCAGCCCTTCTATGACAAACCCAAACAGCTCTTTTGATACCTTTATCCAAAGCAATTAAAATTTTCTTTTGATAAGGGCGTGGTGTAAAATTATAGGGTAGCACTATATTTCTCATATTTACAACATATAACTAAATATTTTAATAGGCAATATAAATATTTTAATTGACATATTAAAAATATTAGTTGCACAATAAAACAAAAAGAGTCTGTTTATGTATATAAGAATTTTTTTAGATCCTGTTGAACATAAATTCATATCAGAATATATAAAAGAACACAATTACAACAAAACAAAGTTTATATCAAAAGTTATCAATGAGTTTCTTAGTAATGTCAGCAAAGGAAAATATTTTGATGATTTATTAGATAGGATTTCTACTAAGGCAAAACTAAATGCAACTTATAAGACAGACAAAAAGCCTTATAAGTCATTTCACTTTCCGGCAAGTCATTACACGGAAGGCAGAATAAACAAATTCTTTAAGGAATTCGATCTTCCATACTTTGAACATATATATTGCTTGACAACATCGGCTATTCTTGATAAAATAGAAGAGTTAAATTATGATCGAAAGCTTAAATTATCAACGGAAAGCAAAGGAAATATTTCTACAGTTGATAAAGTAGCTAGTGTGTTTAACAAAGTGGTTAGTAGCAAAGCATATAATCACATTTGGACAGTGTTAAAGCCGCCTAGGCTATGATTTGTAAAGAAACTTGATTTAAATAGGGTTATATTATGTTTTTTAAAAGATACGCTAATATAGAGCATTTAAACATGATTGAATTTAGAGTTTTAAATAGGTTTAAATCAATTAACTAATTTTAAGGTAGGGGGACACATGGTATTGCAAAAAATTAAAAAGATTCTTCTTAAAAGCGATGATCAAAACTTAAGATTTAATATTACTTTTATGTTAGCTTTTTTTTTAATTACTTTTTTATGCTTTTTAAATGCTGCTTTTTCACACGTTGATTTTATTGACACTAGTGGAGTTGACATTGTTATTGATGAGTATTTTGAAGACATGAAAAAAACAGAGTACGAGGAAATTATAGAGTATTTTGAAGATCACAAAATAGAAAGAGCTGCCACCGATGATGAAGTAGAACAAGCTTTAATTTATACTTACAATGAATAACCATTTTGTCGACTTCGACAATATGGTAGTAATTAAAATATAAACAAAGGATTAATTGTGCCAAGGCTTAAAGTATATAAAAATGGTATACATGGTTATGCCACTTTATTAATCGACAATCATTTTTTGCCCGCTGATGCAATTTATACATCCAGTGGTGATGTTATAGGCAAAACATACAGTGTGTTTAATGCTACCGTTAGATGGATGCTTTTAAATACTGATTTAACATTTAAGTTCAGGGAAATTTAACAATGAAACAATGTGAAGTATGTAAGAAAGCGATTACTGAGTCTAACAAGCAATTAACTTACAGGGGCTTAATAAGAAAACAATGTAAGGAATGTTACAATATTATGAATCAAACTAAGGCAATCCTACAAAGAGAGATTAGAAAGCTTAAAATGGGTTTAAAAGATAAATAAATGCACAGCATTTGATTATGCTAATAATTGTATTAATTGGGCTTGGGTATTTGCTATTCCTTAAATTCTTTAATGGTGATGTTAATGTCAGAAACGCTTTTAGACTCATTATAAGCCCTTGTTGCCTCTGAGATGTACCCTCCCTTATTAATTAGATAGAAACGCACTAGAGAGGGGTCATATTCCTTTTTCAAGCCTTTTAGTAACACCCTGTGTGATGAGACAACGCCAAAAGCCTTGTACACATCCGAGAATAATTTACAGTCTTTACAAAATTCACCTATCCTTTGAAACCAATATCCCCTTTGTTGGCAAAAGTCTTGAATCCACATATTATCAATACTAGCATTTGACCAGTCAATTAATGCAAGTGCTTCCTCTTCTATCCTTTCATTAGTAAATAGCTTATGTCTTCCTTGCTTTATCTTTGCAAGACTTAGCTTTTGATCACTATTAAGCAGTTGAAGCTCTCTATTAAGTTTAGGCTTTTTTTTGTTTGGTACTAGCCCTAAGTGAGAGGGTCGATTTGAAATGCTCTTAGCTCTTTTATCTTTCTTTTCTGTCTTATCCATATTTATATACTAGCTTATGTTAGGTGGCGTGTCAATTATATTTTTTAATTGATGGATTGTTATAGAGGTATTTTAAATATTATCAACCAAGTATTTTTTTTACTTGCGCATAAACGTTTATGTGTTCTATACTTTTAAGAAAATTAACCAAAAAGAGGTAAAAAAATGGAATTACAAGACAAAGGTATATTTAGTGATATGAATACTTTTTGTTATGAGTCAACAAGAACTAATAAAGAGTTAGTAACATTAGTACAAGGTTATTTTTATGATGAAATAATAGATGAATATATAAAAGACTTAAATTTTGATATTAATCAAGGTGGAAATTATGAAAAACTTAGATCAGATGAATACTACGAAAAACTTAGCAATTTAGTAGATAGTGCAGACTACCATTTTACTTATGAAAGAGGAGATGATATTTTAACTACCTATTATAAAACATTAAGAGCTTATGAAAAAAGTAAAAATGCATTTCTTGATGAAGATGGTTTAAGTGAATTTACTGGATATTTTTGGACAGGTGGAAGAGAAATAATATATGATCTTTTTGATATGTATATAAATTGTAAATATCTATTTAAACACAAATAAAGGGATAAAACGATGAAAGAAGAAAAATATATAAACTTAAAAATAACTTTAGAAGATGTTTTAGAAGTTACGCCTAATTTTGAAGACAGAGAGGAAATAGCAACATACGCATTAGAACATTTAGCAAATTCTGAAAATTGGGTATTCAGTTTAGATATATGGTGTAACATAGAAAACGCAGTAGAAGAGGCTAAAAACAATTATATTTATAATAAGGAGAATAAATAAAATGTTTAATATTATAATAAAAAATATACAAGATGATTTTTATATTGTAGGTATAATGCGAGCAATATACTACATTTTTAAATATAGAGGTTAATAATGGACAAAGAAAAAGAACTAATAAAAGAAATCAATGTATTTGTAATTGATTGGTTAGAGGATTGCGATTATGATTATGATGAAGAAAGGTATATTTATAATAGATCTGACTTATTACAAGACTTGTTAGATCTATT